GGTTATCCGCGCAAGCACCGGCAACACTTTCAGCATTCCACGCGTCACGGCGCTTGGCACTGCTGGTTCAGTTGCTGAGGCTGGCACAATTACTGAGTCTGACGGCACGCTTTCAAAGCTTGACCTCACGCCAGTAAAGTGGGCAACGCTTATTCAGGTTTCTGACGAGCTTGCAAACGATGCGGCCTTTGACCTTTCGGCGATGATTGCGGATAAGTGCGGCCAGGAAGTGGCCGTAGCGCACGGCGCGTTTGCTGGCACAGCAATTGCTGCAGCTGCAACCGTTGGCGCAACAGGCTCAGGCACGGCTTCAGTAAATCCTACATTTACTGACCTAGCCAAGTTGAAGGCCTCTACTAACCAGGTCTATCGTCGCTCGCCTAAGGCGGGTTGGTTGATGAATGACACCACGCTTGGTGTTGTAACGGGTTTGGTTGACACTGCTGGGCAGCCAATCTTCCGCCCAGGTGATGCGAATAATGCTGACCGCCTTTTGGGCGCGCCAGTTTATTCTGCAGCACTCATTGACCTTACGGATGACACCGCGGGTGCAATCCTGTACGGCGCGCTTGACCAGATTGTGACCGTCCTCGCGGGCGGCGTGCGAATTGATGTTTCGCGCGAGTACGCTTTCAACCTTGGGTTGGTTTCGTACCGCTGCGAAGTTCGCGGTGCTTCGGGTCTTGTTCAGGCTTCGGCTGTCAAGAGCTACAAGAGCGCAAATGTTTCCTAATTGCTGAACGCAGCAATTAGTAACTGACGAAAGGGGCTGGGCGAAAGCCCAGCCCCTAAGTCTTAGAAAGGAAAACTGCAAATGCTAGTGCGAATGCTTGAGCGAATCCTTGGCACACGCAACGGGGTTGCCTGGCCGCCCCGCGGCGGGGTGATTGATTTGCCTGACGCAGAGGCTCTAGCACTATTCGCGCACGGTTACGCTCAGCCTGTACCCCCTGCTAAAACCCCCGCATTTGCCCCTACGGAGCCCGTAGAGGCGGCTGTAATCCACGAGGCTAGGGAGAGTGCCACCGTTAAGCGCACCAAGAGGGGGAAAAGCGCCCAATGATTCAACACCTAAGCAGCCGGCAAATGAGCGTAGGCACGGCAGCCGCATCAGTCTGTGAGGGCTATGTGGCAGGCACTGAAGTGCACCTGCACGCGCTGGCTAATAACTCCAAGGATGTGCTGATTGGCGCAAGCAATCTCACGCTTGCCAATGGCTTTGTGCTACGCAAGGGTGAACACATCACAGTTCGGCTAATGGAGCGGCAGACCCTGTATGCTATCAGCGAAACTAACGGGCAGATTTTGACCGTCCTAGAAGTTGGGGGTATTTAATGAGCTACGCAACGCTGGCAGAATTCAAGAGCGCTATTGGGATTGGCACCGCTGACACCACTGATGATGGTGCGCTGCAATCTGTGCTTGATGCAACTGATGCGCTGATTGACCTTTACACAGACCGCAAGCAGGGCTTTGGCACTGCATCAGAAACCCGCTACTACACCGCCGGTGACTGGTCATATGTGTTGACTGATGACATTGTGAGTGTGAGCCAGCTGCAGACTGATGATAACGGTGACGGCACTTATGAAACCACCTGGGCGAGCGGCACGGATTATGTGCTTGCCCCGCGCAACGCTGCGCTTGATGGCTGGGCATATACAGAGATTGATACCAGCACCGCTGCACCTAAGGCATTCCCTGTTGCGGTTTATCTTGGCGTGAAGGTAACGGGCGTATTTGGATGGCCTGCAGTTCCAAGCGCAGTCAAGCAAGCCGCAATTATTCAGGCTGGTGCTGTATGGTCATCCCGCACAAGTCCATTCGGAGTGATTGGCTCGCAGGAGCTGGGCGGAATTTTGCGCCAGACACGCGCGCTACATCCTGAAGCGCAAGTGTTGCTTGATGCATACCGTAAGCGGGATGGATTGGCGCGGTGAGCTTTAACGATGTCACCATTATCAATGCGCTCGCAGCGCACCTAAGGGCGGCAACACCGCCTACCGGCTACACGCTGCGCACGGTGCACGCATACCCGCCAGATAATCTTGCGGTGGTGCCAGCAGTGGTGATTGTGCCAGCTGATGACAGCGTGAGTTACGGCGCTGCCAATAGGCAGGTAACGCTCAACCTTGCGGTTACTGTGTACCTACAGCCTCAGGCTGATATGGGGCGTAAGTATCAAGACCTGATGGCTTGGCGCACCTGGCTGCGTGATTGCCTCATTGACGGGGTAACGCTTAACGGCACTGATGCGGTGGCGCAAGCCAGCGTGACTGGCACCAGCATTGGAAATGACCAATGGAATGAGATGGATTACCTAACCGTGACAGCCACCGTAGAGGTGTCAAGCGTGGAGGCGATTAATGCCACCGCGTAAGGTAGCCGAAAGCCCAGAGCAGATTGAAGTGCAATATGTTGAAGGCTCACTTCCTTGTGGAGAGTTTGTAGGCGGCTTGCCGCTGGACGGCTCTACAATCAGCGTGCCTGCTACAATTGCGCAAGCGTGGATTAAGGCGGGCGTTGCCAAGCCTGTAAATAAGATTGCCGCACTAGCGGCTGATGATAAGGAGTTTGACTGATGCCTGCAGCGTCCGCCGGGAATACTGTCTTTTCAAAGCTGGTGGCCTTTAGCGAGGCAACACCAGGCACTACCCCAACGCTCACAAGCGGCGGGCGCAAGCTCTTGGTGTCACCTACGGGTGTTTTGTCACCAGGCACCACGCTAGATTTAGGCCCTGAGCGCAGCGTTGCGCTACGCAATCCTTTGCTGTCAAATACCGCCACGCTGGTAAGCGTTGAGCCAACGATTAGCGCAAGCGTGCCAGCGGTCAGCATTGGTGAGTTGCCAATTTGGCTATCAATGACAAAGACCGTAAGCCCAAGCGGCACTGCTGCGCCATACGGCTGGGATTACAACTATTCAATGACCGCTGCAAATGACCCTAAGAGCTACAGCCTTGTGGCTACGGATGGGCAGCAGCAGTATGTGGTTGATTACTGCCTTGCGGAATCAATTACCATTGCCGCAGACCGCTCCGGCCTGACAAATCTGAGCGCCAACCTGTTTGGTCAGACGATTACCAAAAACAGCGATACGCTTGCTGACGGCACGCCAACCAGCCCATTTATGGCTGGGCGTTTGTGGAATTGCTACCAGAGCGGCACCGTATTCCCAGGCACCGCATCAGGCACGGCCTTCCAATATTTGCTTGATTATTCACTTGAGTTCAGCAGCGGTATTACCAAGCAGGCTTACCTTGCTGGCACCACGAGCTTTAGCACGCACAGCGAAAGCAACCCATTTACTGGCACACTGACAATGACGGTGAGCAGCACGGCTTCAGCCGTGAGCGTTTGGTATGACGCATACCAGGCTGGCACACCTGTTGGCATTAGGCTCACTTGGACTTCAGGCTCATTCTCGTGCCACATCCTATGTATGGTGGTGCCAACTGAAGTGCAGCCAATGGCTGGCGCTGAGGATGGGCTTACCACGATGGCTGTAACGGGCACGCTGGTGTATGACGCTACGAGCGCCAAGAGCCTGCAGATTATTGTGAATAGCGATTTGAGCGCCTTGCCATAAGGCTTGGCTTAGAGGGGAGGGTTTAAATGGCACAGAGCAAGCCGCAGTTTCGTACCGTTGATATCGTGCTGCCAGCGCCTTTTGAGGGCTGGACAGCCACGATGAAGGCAGAGGGCGTGAGCGCCCGCGTGCTGATTGAGTTGCAGAGCAATGACAGCGCGCGTGCGATGAAGGCGCTAGGCAGCCTGATTGTTAAGCATAATTTCCTTGATGATGCCGGTGACCCTGCACCAGATGTGCTTGATGCGCCAATGGATGCCCTCACCGCAACGGTGCAGGCCTGGAGCGATGCGGTAGCAGCACTCCCCCCGCGGTAAGGCTGGATGCGCAGCGATTAGCTGCGGGCAGGAGCATCCAGCCAGACCCCCTGATTGTGGCGCACCTGATTGGTAAAGAGTTCGGCATTGCCCCGCACGAGGTAATGGATTGGGAGGCGGGTGACCTGTTGCGTACTTTTATGCTGATGTCAGACTTGCAACCAAAGGAAGGGATGCGGCGTGGCTGACGGCGGCATTAATTTCGTATTGAAGGTAGACCCTAAATTTAAAGCCTATGAGCTTGGCTTTCTAGAAGGTTCAAACCCCACGGCGTACAGGCGGCTTATGTCTATGGCTACGGTTAACGCTGCCCGCACCTACAGCAAGCCCATTAAGGCAGCCGCCCCACGCGGTAAAACCGGCAATCTTGCCAGCGGTGTGAAGGCAAAGGCTGGACGCTACTCCAAGCCAAGCGCAGTGGTAGGGCCGCTCTTTGCTGGGCGCGGCTCTAAGAAAAATCCGTGGTACAGGTGGATTATCGTGAAGGGGACTAAGGGCAGGCGCGTCACCAAAAAGGGCGTGTTTGCAGTCAAGCCCATTACCGCTAACCGCTTTGTAAATAAGGTGGTGGATAACAGCAGCAATGAGCAAAAGGCTATTGATGCATTCCACAATACCGTGGAAGCCTTTTACAATAACAGTGTGTTCAGGGGTAGAATTCTGCAGTTCAGGCGTGGCGGGCAGCTCGCAGGGATGGGCGTAACCGCCAAAGACTTTTTTGGGATGATTGGAAGGCTGGTTAAATACTAAATGGCAAGCGCAACTAGTTCAGCAGTATTCGCCATTATTGCCAAGGATGCGGCAAGCTCCGTAATGGGCAAGGTGGGTAAGTCTATGGGCAAGCTGCGCTCAGCCGCTGGCACTGCCTTTAGGGCAATGGCTGCCGGTGCGGCTGCCGCTGCAGCTGCTATTGGCGCTTTGGCTATCTCCGCAATTAAGAGCGCTGCCGATGATGAGAAAGCCACCATTCGGCTGAATGCCGCCCTGAAGGCTCGCGGCTTTGAAATGGACACGCTGAAGCCAAAGATTAATGAGCAAATCAAGGCATTCCAGCGCCTTGGTATGACTGATGACGATGTGCGCAAGGGGCTGGAGGTAGGCAGCCGATTCTTTACCAAGCAAAACCAGCTGCTTAAGGCTAATGCGATTGCGGCAGATATTGCCGCTGCAACCGGCAAAGATATCGGCACGGTAATGCTCGCGCTTGGACGCGGTGCGCAGGGCAGCACGCGCGGCTTGGCAGCCCTTGGTATTGAAGTTGAAAAGGGAGCAAGCAAGCAGGATATCTTGCGCGCAGCAAGCGAGAAATATGCTGGCGTTGCAGATGAGATTGCTAACAGCACAGCCGTAAAGTTTGAGGCTGCTCAGATTCGGTTGAATGAGGCTATGGAGGATATGGGTGCGCGGCTGCTTCCTGTAGTTAATGACGCGCTCAGCTTCCTGACTACGAATGTGCTGCCGATTGCAGAGGAAGGGCTTGCTGCTCTTGGCGATGCTATTGCCAATACGATTGGCGGTTTGACCGCTCCAGGTGGAATGGTTGACAGCGTTGGCAAGGTGGTTGGCTCAATCGTTGATGGCTTTAAGCCAGAGCTTGAGGCGGTAGCCACCGCACTTACTGGGCCTGATGGTTTGTTTACGGCTGTGAGCAGCCTTATTGCAGCCCTATGGGGCGATGGTGAGGGCGCACTTGCTGGTGCATTTATGCTGCTAGGCAAGGCAATTGAGGCAGCCTTTGCACTTGCCAAGCCATTCTTTGATGCGCTCACCTGGCTAGTCAATAACATTACAGCCGTGGTTAACGCACTCAATCAGGTAAGTGGTGCGGAATCGCAGGGCAAAATTAAAACCTCGCAAGGTGCTGCAGCCGCAAGCACTGTGTTTGGACTTGGCGCAACCACGGGCGGGGGCGGGTTCACTGCAAATCTTAGCGTCAATCTTGATGGGCGCACCATTGCAGAAAGCACTGATTCCTACCTTGGGCGGCGCGCTGTGACTGGTGGCACTAGCCGCATTTACCCATAATGGCAACGGCACCCTACCAGCTCTGGGTTGATTGCCCGCCAATTGCAAGCGCGGTGCGCTCTGGCAGCACTGTCACTGTCACCACGGTTGCAACCCACAGCCTTGTGGTTGGCTCAATCATTGCGATTGAGGGCGCAACTGGCACGGCTGGTACCTCAATGGTGGGAGCCTGGACGGTTGCAACCACGCCAAGCGGTACCACCTTTACCATCAGTTCAGCAGGCTCTGCCGGTACTGCAACTGTAACCACGGTGCTGGGGAGCGGCACGGCATCAGAAACTTCCTACACCGCTGCGCTTGCTCAGGATTTGTTTGCGCCATTGATTGACTACAGCGGCACCGCCCGCAACTCCGCACTCTATGTGCCAACTGAGAGCGTGCAGCTCGCTGCCTCAGGTGACGGCGAGGGCGCAACGATGACATTTAGCGTGGTGCAGGATGACACTCCAGCAGTAGGGCCGTGGTGGCTGCTATTCCCTGATGAGGCAAGGGTGCGCCTGATTCAGAAAAACACTGGAGTTAGCCCCGCAACCGATGGCTCTGATGTGCTCTTTCTGGGCACCATCAGCGGCATTAGCGCGCGGCTTACAGGCTCTGGGCAGGGCAGCATTGCCGATGTGCAGGTATCTGATTCCAATGCGGTGCTTGACCGCCTGGTTATCTTTGGCAAGCCGCTAAGCAGCAAGGCGGTAACTGACCCAGCAAATATGGTGCGCGCCAGCAATGTGGTGACCGTAACCACAAAGGCAGCGCACGGCTACGGTGTAGGGCAGAAAATTGTGGTTGAGGGTGCGCTTGGCGGAAACGGCACGAGCTTTAACGGCAGCTTCACGATTGCCTCAACACCTAATGATTACACCTTTACTTATGCGCAGACTGGCTCAAATGCCACGGCGCAGAGCGCGCTCAGCTCTACTGGTATCACCCGCGAGGGCAAGACTGGCTATATGCGTGTTGCATTTGGCGTTGACCACGGGCTAAAGGATGGGCAAACCATTTGGATTCAGGGAGCGACAACCTCGCCACGCGGCTCAATGATGGAAAACTTGGTAAACAATAAGTTTACCGGCGCAGCCGTTACATTCAAAAACCCCACTACAAAGGTTGCTGATACCACCCGCGTATGGATTCGGCTGGCAGCCACGCCTGATGTGTACCGCTCCGTGACGGCTACAAGCGCATTTATGTATGGCGCTCTTAACGGAATCATCAGCATTACGCCAAACGGGCAGCCAGACCAAGGCAGCATTGGTATTAACTCTGGTGAGGATGAGAGCGCGGCGGTTATCAAAATGCTCAATGTGGTGAAGGCAAATAAGGGGCGCGATTACGCGCTTAACCGAATTCTTAACACCGCTTCAAATACTAAAATTGTTGGCTCAACAAATCCAAACCAGACTGGCTTGACCTTCCCAGCTGGCACGCTCCGCTCAGCGCTTGATTCCATTGTTGAGGCATACGGTGGTATGGATGTTAAAAACAGGCGCTACTTCGTTGACACGCAGGGGAGGCTTAATTATGGGTTGACTGACCCAACGGCTGTGCCCACTTATGCCACCGCTCCATACAAGCTGATTACTACCGGCACGGAAAACCCAAACACCACTACCGCGGCAGCAACGCTGATGCCAAGCAGACTTGAAGTTGCGTGGGATTACCGCACCACCAAGGAAGCGCTAATTATCACATCCTCATCAGAAAGCGAAACCACCGCGCAGCGAGTAACAAACTACACCTCAGCAGGATTTGCTCGCAGGGCGGGTGCGCCTACCTTTGATGACATTGTTGAGGCACCTACCAGCACTAAGGATGTTGGCGCAGAGATTGACCGTATCAGCCGCGCTTTTTTCCTAGAGCGACACAAGCCCGTGCAGTCTGGTAGTTTCACCATTCAAGGGCGAGGCACACAGAGCTTCAACCAATACGGGTATAACGGCGGCTATGCGCAAACCGGCGTAAGCACCTTTGCGCTTGTGAGCGCTTGGGCACCTGGGCAATGGGTTGACATTACTTGCGCTGAGCTTGGGCTAAGCGGGCTATACCGAATTGAGGCGGTGGATTGGTCACTTTCACCAGGCTCATTTACCTCCATCATTACGCTGACATTTAACCGCAGGCCGCCTAATACGCTGACGCGCCTGCTGAATGCGAAGGTGTAGCAATGCCAATGCAATACGGAGCTGACAGGGGTTTTGTTTCCACCAATACGGGTGGTGTAGTTGACGGTGGGGGCAATTCTGTTATTAGCAGCAGCAATGAGTTTGGTGCATCCCCGCTAGGCCCTGCTGCTCTTGCGCAAACGCTCTTTAGCGTTGCAAACGGTACCTTCAACCTGCTACCTGCAAACTCTGATGCAATCATTAGCCCTAGCAATCCGCTCCCGTATTGGGATGTGCCGCTTGATAACTCTGATGGGTTGATGAGTGGCAAGATTATCTTTGACGAAACCACAAACACCTACGCGCTGCGCCTAACCCCAGGCACGGCGCTCAGCGGTGATACCTACGCAATCACCACGCGCTCTGCCGTTATTTCTGACGATAACCTTGCACTGCGCCAAAAGGCTATTGCAACGCTTGAGAAGGTTGGCACTTACGCAGGCACCACGCAGGTTAATCTCAGCTTGAGCGCAACCTACTATGACCATACCGGCTCAGCAATCAGCACACAAGCAATCGGCACCGTCTTTGACAACGGCACGATTAG